TTCTCGATGCAGAAGCCGTTGAACCACTCGATGCGGGTGCGGTGCTTCGGCTCGGACTGCAGTTCGCCCAAATCCTTGACCGACATCGGCGCGACCTGAATGCCGCAGATGTGGCCTTCCTTCAGCGACATGACGTAGATCGAGGAGGTGACAGCAGAGCCGCCGCCGGCGCCGGTCTCGGTGAAGGGCAGCAGGGCGGTGTCCGGGCCGGTCTCGTAGCCGACCAGGAAGGGCAGACCGTTGTAGGTCATGACCTCACGACCGAAGTCGTCCTTGGTCAGGTTCAGGTTGCCCGACAGGGTCTGGTTCCGCATCGTCGCGCCGAACTTGGTGCGAAGGGCGAAGGGCAGCAGGATATGGGTCGGGTCGACCGTGTTGGCGATCGCCTCATCCAGAGCGGCCAGCGAGAGAGCGGCGCCGCCGGAAGCGTTCGAGTTGGCAATCACGGCGCGGCCGGTCAGGCGGCGCTGCAGACCGTCGGGCGACTTGGGGTTGGTCGAGTTGTCGCCGGTGATCAGGGCAGAGGTAACCGCACGGGCCATCTGCTTGATCTTGCGGCTTTCCTCGCGGGCACGGCGGCCGGGGTCCAGCGCCAGCAGGTAGTTGTCGACGTCGGCCTCGCCGCCGGCGATGAACACCTGCTCGACCTGCGGGTTCTCAACCGAGGTGTCGGGCGTGTAGCTCTCGTTCACGCCGCGGTAGGCGATGCCCGGCAGGGTGGCCTCCAGCGTGTATTGGTAAGCGCCGCCAGTGGTCTTCCACGGCACGGCAGCCAGCAGGTCGGACGACTGAGCATAGAGCTCAACGACCGCCTTTTCGACGCCGGGCTGCAGGCCCTTGGAGTATTCAACGAGATTCTGAGCAGTCATGTTGGTCGATTCCCCTTAGCCGGCCTGGCGGGCGCGGATTGCGGTGAGAAGTGCTTGGCCGGACAGGCCGTCGAGGTCTGAGGTTGGGGTGGCGGGCGGACCGGCCGAAATGGCCGAGCCGGTTAGTTTCGAGACGAGGGCTTCCAGTGCGATCACCGCGTCAGCGGAACGCATCGACTGGCGAATGGCGTTGGCCCCTTCAGCGCCTACGGCGGCGACAAGGGACGAGTGGATCGCGCCGGTGCGCTTGACATGCTCGGCGCCCAGTTTGGCCTGCTCGGCGGTGATGTGCGCCTGCTCGGCCTTCGCGGCCTCGACCTCGAGCTTGGTGAAGGCGGCCAGCAGCTTCTCGACGCCGGCCTGCGGAACGCCGCACTCGTGCAGCACGGGCAGGACGGCTTGCGCCAGAGGATCGGTCGGGTCGAACTGGACCGGCTTGCCGTCCAGGCCGACGATGTCCTCGCCCAGCTTGAGCTCGTACTTGTCAGCCGACTCCGGCACACCCTCGCGGCGGGCGGCCTCAGCGGCTTCAAGCTCGGCGAGGCGGGAGAAGGCTTCGGGCTTCACGCCGGCGGCGTCGTCCCAGTAGGTGTCGGGCAGTCCATCCGGGCGCGCGGGCATGGCGGGGGCCGACACCTCCGGCGCAGCAGCCATGACAGAGACTTCAGGCGCGGGGGCAGCCGGTTCGGCAGCTTCGGGAGCGGGTGTTTGGTCCGTCATAATCGGAACCGTGAGGTCGTGGGCGGCGAGCTTCAACGCACGGACCTCATGGTGCGGGCGCGCCTTTGGCGATCAGTTTCTGGACAATCCGACGCGCGCCCTCGGCGTCACGCAGGGCCGCCTCGCTGCAGCCCAGGGGCGTGGCGTCGCTGACCTCGTCCATGAGCCAGTCGAGGACGCGCTGGCCATCGGCGCTGATCAGCATGTGCCGGCAGATCACCGACTCGATTGGCTCCTCTTGCGAGGCGATCGAGGCGGGCCGTGCGTTGGCCGCGCGGAGACGGTCGAACCTACGCGGCCCCGACATCTGGCATGCCTCCGCCTTGGGCCATCATTTGAGCGGCCTGCTCGGCCATGATCTGCTCGTCCGACTTCATGACGATGTGGCGTTCCTTCGCCGTGGCGATCAGGTTCTCCATCGTGGCCTTGGCATCGACCGGCACGCCGACCTGCATGGCCCCTCCGATGCTGGCGGCCATCGACAGCACCTGCCCCGTGAGGTTCATGTCCTCGAGATCCTTGGCCTTGGACAGCGGGCTGATCGGCCGGCAGTTCACGATCTTGCCACCCTTGAGCTTGACCTCGGGCAGCACGCCGCGCTTGGCGAGAATCCACGCCACGCGCTCGATGATCGGCAGCACCCACTCGCGGACGCAGCGGTCGCGCGGCAGCTCCTTGCGGCGCGTGTTCCACGCCTTCTCGTCCATCCACTGACCCAGCGTCGGCGGCGTATCGCCGGGCTGCTCGGGACGGTCCTGGTAGCAGGCGCGCTTGATGCCCTTGCGCATCTCGTCGGCGGCGAAGAACGAGGCGTCGAACCGCACGTCCGGCAGGAAGGCCTCGGGCGCCTTGGATTGCGGCGCGCGGGCGAAGCCCTTGCCGGGCTCCATGCCGCCGTCAAAGTTGGCGAGGCCGTCCTCCTCGTAGGAGAAGGCCGGGTCGATCGTGCGGCCCAGACCCTTAAGGTTCAGGTACGCAAGCTCATCCAGCACGCGAGCACGCGGCGTCGCCTTCTTGAACGGGCCGGGGCCCCACGCGGAATCGGCCTGCTGGCGAAAGCGGCAGGTGATGATCGGGCAGGAGCCGGCACCCTCATAGGTGAGGTTCACCCGCTCCTTGTCGTCGACGAAGATCCGGTAGCTCCACCGCTCAACGCCCGGCGTCGACCAGTCGCGGTCACAGCCCTCGACGATCCGTTGCTTCTTGTCCTTGCCGACACCGCTGAACGCTGGAAACTCTTTCCCCATCGACGCGCCCCAGAGCATGTTTTGCTCCGCCTGGGTCAGTTTCATCTCACGCCACTTGCCGGTCACGGACCCGTCGGGGCCGCGCTCCATCAGCAAGTCGGGAATCTCGATCGGCTGGAAATGCAGCGGGTTCAGCGGCCCCATGTCCGACAGGGCCACCGCCATCGCCGACACGCCCCAGTACGCGAAGCACTCCTGCGCGGCGTCCCAGTAGTTTGACCGCTCGATCTCAGCGAACACGGCGTCGCCGATCGCGGCGAGCTGAGGCGCGATCTCGCGCTTCTGGCCCTCCGACAGGTCGTCCGCCGGCTCGAACATCACCCACCGCTCGTGGCGCGGGGTGAAGGTCGAGATCATGTCCGACGCGAAATCCTCGGCGACGATCTCGAGCTCATTGTCGAACTGGTCGTCCTGCTCCTCAATGCGGAGCGAGGAGTCGGATCGGTCGTTGCATCGGCGATAGGTCGGCAGCGCCAGGCGCAGCGTCTCGTCAATCCATGTCGCGTGACGCGCCTTGTCCTGCCTCGCTGCGGCAACGCGGGCGAGGATCTGTTTGGCGTTGGCCATCAGTACATCACCGAGAGGCTGCGGTCAGCGGAGCCGAAACGCGAGCCGCCGGCGAAAGCGGTGCCAGACCCCGCGCCTGAACCGCCGGGCGAGCCGACGCCGGGAGTCATCGGGCCGCCCACGATCGGGACGGACCCGCCACCGCCGCCGGGCAGCGAGCCAAAACGGCGGTTGCGCCGTCCGGTTGCCCCCAGCAGCCAGGCTTGGGTCTCCTCGGTGCGCGCGTTCTCAGCCCGACGCTCCTCACGCTCGCGCGCGGCTTTCGTGGCCGGATCTTCTTCGGGAAGCGTGACCTTCGGAGTCCTCATGCCTGCCTGCTCTCGAACGCGGGTCGCGCACCTTGAGCAATCAGATCGCGGTAGAAGGCCTCCGGTCTCAACGCACGGGACCGCGCGCCGACCAGATGCGCGACCGCCGGCGTGCACCAGAAGCCAATGCGGACGCCGGGCTCAACAGGCTCGCCGACCGGCTCGAACGCGACGATGCGGCGGTTGTCCGGCAAGGCCTCGACCCATGCGTCCATCTGACTGGGCGTCAGCATGCGGATCAGGGTACGGCGGGTCGTGACGTCGTACAGCAGCCACGCGGCCTGCTCGGCGCAATAGCCGAACGCGGCGACGTGGCGAAAGCCAACGCGGCACAGGCTCGACCACCAATACCGCCGATCGCCGTCGTAAAAAGCGACATACCAATGCGGCGGCATGCCCGAGAGAGCGTCGTCGGTTTCGATCATCGCCGGGCCCGGAACAGCGGCGCGCGCGATCCGCGATCGAACACCCGCGCCTGCACCTTGGTCTGTACTGCGGCGACGTTGCGGCCGGCACCGAACAGCAGGTTCCCGCCCTCGCCCATACCCAGCAGGAGGTATTGGAACGCGTCACAGTTCGAGACCAGCGCGCCCTCCACGTAGAAGACGTGCTCGTTTTCGACCTCTAAGTCATAGACGGGTAGCGAGCCGTAGAGCCGCAGCGGTTCGACCCGAACAACTCTTGGAGCAGTGCGTGACCTTTGAATATTTGTTGGTGCGGAAGCCGACGCCGCACTGAACGCAGATCCGATCCACGTCATCCACGCCGGAAGCCCTGCGGGCCATGCCCTGACAGGACATGGAGCAGAAGCCCTTTTTTCTGTAGCCGTATTTGACCCAGTAGGGCTTAGCGCACCAGACGCACTCGTGTTGCTGAGGCTCGCGCTTTGAGGCGTCGAGCTTGGCGGCGGCGCTGGCGCGTCGGCGATATTCTGGGCACTTCTTTGCCTCAGCAGCTTTGAGCCGCATGGTAGCCAGAAACCCCGCGCAGTTTTGCGGCATAGGTCCGTCGTGAATCCAGTGGTGCTTTGCGTGATCCTCCGCGTGCATCGCCTCCAGATTTTCGATTGCGTTGTTGGCTGCGTCTCCGTCGACGTGGTGGATATGATGGTCATCGGGGATCGGCCCGTGATGGTGCTCCCAGACGACGCGATGCATGTAGCGCCCGCCAAACTTGGGGTCGCAGCGGTAATAACCGCTGGGGCCGGGTCGACGGTAATAGCGCCGCCCGTTGAACTCTTGGATTGGGTACTTCGCGGGTCTGCCCATGAATCACATTCTCCGACTAGGAGATCATTATACTGCAAAGCATCAGCACGCACAAAACGCACGCCATCAACAGCGAAGTGATGCTCGGGCGTGCAAGTGATCTTGCGGCCATTGGAGAGATGAACCTGCACCAAGTCGGACGCGGGGCGGTTCATGCAGGCCGCGACCCTCTGCGCGCCATTTGGGGTCAGGACGAGATCACCGGGCTGAAGCGTCTCAATCGGCACGCGGCCGGACGGCGTGCTCACCAACGTCCCGGCCACAAAGCAGGTGTGACTGTACTGGTTCTTGACGACGTCGTCGGAGACGAACTCGCCGAACGAGGACTTGGTGACCTTGAACTGGTAGCCGCCGCTCAGGCCTTGCACCAGCATGCGGCAGCCGGGGTCAATCATCAGCGCCTGATAGCCGTCGACCTGACGCTCGAGCAGGCTGTCGACCACCTCCTTGCGCCCGCCGACCTTGGAGAAGCGGTTGGCGCCAGGCGCTGGGCGAACCGGCATGCCTTGCTGGCGGAAAATGTCGAACGGGGTTTGCTCGTCGGTCTGCGACCGGACGGCGCTGCCAGGGTCGCCGATGAACTTGACGCGCGCCAGATCGAGGCCGCCGAAGCGGCGCAGGATCTCGCGCTTGACCACGGGCGCGAAGCTCACCGCGCCGACACCCTCGGCGTAAAGCTCACCCAGCACGAAGACGCGGCCCCGGATCGTTTGGCCAAACACGACCGCCGGCGTCAGGCCGAAGTCCATGCCGACGTAGAGCTCCAGCTCTGGATTGAACTTGAGCGCGTTCGGGCTGACGTGGCTGTTGCGCTCACCCTCGCCGCGGAACAGCGGGTGCACCGCCTTGCCCTTCATCTGGCTGGCGGCGATGTTGCGGCAGTTGGCGTCGATCCACTGGCGCGTCACCCCGTGGATTTTCTTAGGATAGTAGTCCGGCCTGAGCCAGCGCAGGTTCTCAGCGCCGGGGTTGACGCAGTACTCGACCTCGTCGCCCGGATTCAGCGGCTCCAGCCCGGAGGCCTTCAGCGCATCGTCCAACACCAGCAGCGCCGGTGGCTGCACATACAGGCACCACCCCGGCGGGCGCCTGTGTTTCTGGACGTCGTCGGGCGTGAAGTGGTCCGGCACGGGTGCCTTGCCGAACATGATGGGCGCCCAGTGCAGACTCTCGGGCGCGTTCATGTCGGCGATGCCGCCGGACCAGTTGCACCCGCCGTTCTTGACGGAGGGATAGCGGCCGCAACGCGACAGCCCCTCGGTCACCAGCATCAGGCTGATGTACTGGAGCTCGTTGAAATAGATTCCGGTCAACTGCAGCGAGCGCAGCTTCTTGACGTCGTCGTCCTTGTCCAGCGCGAGGAAGATGAACTCGG